GATGAGCAAAAGATGATGGTGAATCATATTAACGACATTCAGAATAAACAGAATAGTAATCAGTTTATGGCTGATCAGCTTGCCGTTGGTAAGGAATCGTTTATTAATATGCTTAGAGAATCATTAGCTAAACCTGAAGAGGTAGAAGTAGAGTAATGATTGTAAGGAGATGCGCCCAAGGTCATGATGTTGCAATTCACAAGAACACTAAGCCTAATATGGTTAAGAAAGTTCAAATGGCAGATGAATCTGTAGTATCTATTACCTATCCTAATTCTAAAGATTATTTTGTTTTAGTTGATGGGGTAATAGAAAAAAGGACTGACTCATTTCAAACTGCTGAAGAGTTTTATTTGGATGAGTGCGAGAAAAAACACAATCAGACTAATGGGCGTATTGACTTAGTACAACATAAACTAATAAATAATAAGGTGGTAAATAGATGAACAACCCACTAGCTAAATTAGTATCTTGGCAATTAAAGACAGGACAACTTGATGGATGGACTAGTTATCATATTGCTGGAGGTGCTTTTTTTTGCAAGATATTTCAATGGCTTAATTTTAGCGATTTTTGGTGTGTTTTTGGTGTACTCTTAGTTGGTATAGCTTGGGAAGTTTTTGAGTGGATAATCGAGAACTATCAGCCTTATAAGACCAAAAAAAGATGGGCGTATAATACGCTATCTGATTTATTTGTAGAAACAGCTATGGCATTATGGATGGTAATATGAAAAGAAGATTTAAACTAAAAAATAAGGAAAAAGAAAGTGTTAGTACAAGTTATGGGATTAGGGTTAGGTATATTTATGTTAAGTAGTTGTAGTAATGGATGGTCGGTAGGAAATATGAATCCCACCCCTGAAGATTCTATGTATACTTTTGTCGAGGTAATTAGTGAAGATTCTACAAGTCATTTTTATAATGACCATATCAGGTTTAATAGGGATATATGGTGTTTTAGTTGTAGTCGTTGGGAAATAGTAAGGAAAAAATGAGTGAAGAAGTTAAAACTGCAAGGTCTTACAGAAGTAGCGTTGTGGACGATAATGCCATTATTAGTCTTAACCTTAAATGGCTTGGGCAACTTTGTATTTTGGCTTCAGTATTGGGTTGGTCAGGATATAAATTACTTGACAGGCTGGAAGATGTTGAGACAAAACTTGATGAGCAACATATACAAATTGGAGATTTACTTAATAAGCAGATTCTTGAAGAACAAGTGAAAAGAAAAGAACTAGAGGAAAAAATAAATTTCTATGAAAAAGAGTTTAATATAAACCCACTTAGTTGGGGAAAAAAGAAGCGGAGAAAATGAATGGATTTTATGGCAGTATACGGGGAAGCTGGGATGATAGGTGTGGTAGGTATTATGTTTATGTACTTAGTCATATCTCTATCAAAGCAATCAACAGCTCAGCAGGAATCGTTAAAAAATTTAGAAATAGAAAACAAAGGGCAATCTGAAAGTATCAACAATATGGAAGGAATGATTATAAAATTAATTAGCAGATGGAATGAATCGGATTCAGTTAGAGATAGAAGGTATGAACAAATGATGGAAGCTGTATCTGATTTAGAAAAACAACTATCTAGAATGGATGGTATTATGTCAAGAATGAATGGAAATGGTAATAGATAATGGACAACCAAGATTACAGAACAACATACGCAAGACACGATGAAAAATTAAAAAACATATATTCTACTTTAAATAGAATAGAAAATCATTTATCAAAATTAAATGGCTCTGTTGGTAGGCATGAAATAAATATAGCTAAAATGCAAGTTTGGGGAGGTGTTGCCTTAATAACTTTCCCTATAATCGTAAACACAATAATGAGGTTAATATAATGTTAAAGAAAATGATAGCAAATGAACTACTAGGAGAAGAAACTAAGATTGAATTAATTGATGAAATTAATAAGTCGATTGACATTCCTATTATTTCGGAAAAAACTGAAAAAGCAATCTTAGAAGCTTTATGGGTACTTGTTAAAAAAGTTTTACTTAAAAAGTTAGGGGTATAATGGCAAAGAAAAAGAAAAGGAAAGGGCTTTGGGCAAATATTCACGCTAAAAGAAAAAGAATAAAAGCTGGTAGTGGAGAAAAAATGAGAAGAAAAGGTTCTAAGGGTGCGCCTTCAGCTAAAGCATTAAAACAATCCTCAAAGAAGAAAAAGAAGAGGAAATAATATGCCAGCAAAGAAAGACCCTAGATTAAAAAGATTTGGTCTTAGCGGGTATAATAAGCCTAAAAGAACACCAAGCCATAAAAGTAAATCTCATGTAGTACTGGCAAAACAAGGCTCAAGAGTAAAATTAATTAGATTTGGTCAGCAAGGTGTAAGTGGGGCAGGAAAAAATCCAAAAACAAAAGCCCAAAAAGCAAGAAGAGCGTCATTTAAGGCTAGACATAGAAAGAATATCGCTAGAGGAAGAATGTCTGCAGCTTACTGGGCAAATAAAGTAAAATGGTAAAAATAAAATAAAGGAGTAGGATATGCCAAAAGGTAAAGGGTACGGGTCAGGAAAGAAAAAGTCACCAAAGAAAAAAAGAAAGATGCCAAAGTTTAAAAAGAAGAAAATGTAATGATTGACACTTTACAAATGCTAGCTATAATAAAAGAGACTTTAGAGGAAATGGGGGAAAAATATTATTCCCATGAAGCTATGATGTTAATATATAATACTGGCTTAGTTGAGTCTAAATATAAATATCTTACCCAAAAAGGGGGTTCCAATATAGCTAGGGGGTTTTTTCAGTGTGAACCTTGGGTTGCGGTTTCAGTATGTAAAGACTACTTACAGTACAGAGAGACTTTAATGAAAAAGGTTGCAGAAGTTTGCTATTTAGATTGGAAATATTTTATTCAGCCTACAAAAGGTGACTGGAAAAAAATAATGACAACAAATATATTAGCACAAATTGTTTTTTGCAGATTACATTACTGGAGAGTCCCTAAAAAACTACCAGAGACATTAACTCAGCAAGCTAAATACTGGAAAAAATGGTATAATACTGAAAAGGGAGCTGGAACAATAGAACATTTTATAGAGGTTGTAAATGCTCAAAAAAGATAGCATTACTAAATTATATAAAAACAAAAGAGATTTATTAATGGGATGTCCTCAGTGCTTGTCTCCAAATCTAAGAAAAGCTGGCAGAAATAATTCTCTTAAATCAGGAGAACAAAAACAAAGGTATCAATGCAAAGAATGTCATTCGGTATCTTTGAACCTAGTAGAGCTAAAAAATGAACGGGAATTTGAAGTGCCAACGATAAAACCTGAACCCGAAATGAGTGTTAGCGATATTATAAAATATAGAGTAAAAAAGTTTAAAATTAAAAATAATTTACAAGAGTATTATAATTTAACAAATGTAAATATTAAAATTGATGGAGTTGTAGGCATTTGTCATTTTGGAGACCCTCATGTTGATGATGATGGTACAGACTTAGGTGAATTATTTGGAATATGTGATGTTATTAAGAATACTGAAGGAATGTTTGCTGGAAATTTAGGAGATATACAAAATAACTGGATTGGTAGATTAAAAGCTTTATATGGACAACAAAGCACAACAGCTAAAGAATCGTGGAAGTTGACAGAGTATTTTTTAAATAAATTGCCTTGGTTGTATTTAGTTGGTGGAAATCACGATGTATGGAGTGGAGACGGAGACCCTATAGAATTTATAATGAGAAAAAACTCTAGGACTACATATGCAAATCACGGAGTAAGACTTAATTTAAATTTCCCTAATAAAACATCAGTAAGAGTAAATGCTAGGCATACTTTTAAAGGAAACTCAATGTGGAACTCTGCTCACGGAGTTAGTAAAGCTATTCAGATGGGATGGCGTGACCATATTGTAACGGCTGGACATACTCATGTTTCTGGCTATCAAGTTTTAAAAGACCCTAGTTCTGGCTTAATTTCTCATGCGTTACAAGTTGCATCTTTTAAAAGGATGGATGAATATGCTAATAGATTAGGTTTAGATGATAAAAACATATTTAATTGTCCAGTAACAATTATAGACCCAAAGTATTCTGATGATGACAATAGAAAAATTACAACAATCTTTAACCCTTATGAAGCGGCAGAGTATCTAAAATGGAAACGCTCACAGAAATAAGTACAACAGAAGAAGGTAAAAACGCATTTGAGGTATTAATGGAATGCAAAGAACTAGCTAAGGGAGTAGATATATCCAGTATTATTTTGGATAGTACCTGTATAGATGAAAAAGAAATGCTAATTAATATTATAGAATCACTAAGGAATTTAGAACTGACTATTATAGAAATTGAAGTTCCTTTTATACCAGAGGCAGAAGCGTAATGAGTACATACAAAGAAAGTTATTGTAATATCACTACAGACTTGCTCTTTATTGAGCCAAATTTAAGCGAATATGACGGGAAAAAAGTTTTATCGAGTAATTGGGTGGCTTCAGATACTTCTCACTTATTTTACCTGTATAATACTGGAGATTGTAGCGGTCAAGTCTACAGGGATGGAAAAGAATTAACATCTGTAACTGACGTTCCTAATTCTAATGATGAATATAGATATACCGCTAGTACAGATTTATTAGAATATTACTATCAAGGTGGAAGTGCAAACACATTAAATAGCAGTGTTTTTGAATCTTCCAGAGATTGGGTTGAGCTAAAAACTGAAGCGGTGAAAAGGTCAAGCGATTTTATAAGGTCAGTATTACCTTTTCCTATTTATCAAAATAAAGGAGTCGGAACTCAAGATGCAGTTGGCAATGATTATCCTGAAATAATTGTAAGGAGTACAGCCGTAATGGCAGTAGAGTCTTTAATTAGACCTTATGATATGGAAAAAGCAGACTTAATTAAAAGCCAAGCTATGAATGACGAAGGGACTGGATGGCTAGATATGTTAAGAAAAGGAGAAATCTCTTTATATAGTAGCGAATCAGAGCAAAAATATAAAGGAATAATCTCTCCTGTTTCTGTTAATGCCAATACAACAGGTGGAATTGTAGATGTAAGAGGTAAAGCCAGTGTACATTGGGATGCTATAAAAATAATTATTTCAAACGGTGGGACAATAACCGCTGGAAGTGCAAATACATCTGTAAAATACTCAAGCTTTACAAAGAACGAACAAGGTTTAAAAATGAACCAAGATACTACTGAAGAAGTTATAGACAATGGATGGCAATCAGTAGGGCATAACATGTGGATAAGGTTCTCTACAGGGGTTTATACTACAAACGATGAATGGCAATTAGAGGTGAGCGGAGTTTTAGATGAAGCTTTTACACCAATTAAAACAGTTAGAACATCGAGGTATTAATGCCAACTGATTTTACTAATATAATTTTTGATGAAATAATAGAGAATATAGCAACTCTAATTAATGGAGAATTTAGTGTTCCAGTTTATTATAATGAACATAAAGGAAATCAATCTTTTTTAGTTACGCCTGAAAGCGATTCTTTAGTTACTAAATTATCTACAGGTGCTCAGCGTGAATACGTTGTTTTAATCAGTTATGAATTAAAATCTGGTGGAGAGTATACTAAAAATAATTTAAAGCAAGTAAGCAACGCAATGGAAAGATTAAAAAAGCTTATATATAATAATTCATCTTACTCTAATGGTTCGGAATGGTTTGATGCTAACATAACCGATATTGAATATTTAAGAGATGAAGATGATTCTAGCCTTTTACGAGGTGTTGGAACTTTTAACTGCCAAAACATAGAGGTGTTTTAATGAAAATAAAAGCAAGATTAAATAAAATTCATAGAGTAAATCCAAATGGGATTCTATGCGATAACAGTTCACTTGGTAAACTCAGGTCAGGTGAAGTTGTAGACGTTGCTGAGGAAGTGGCTAGCGAACTTCTAAATATGGGGTTCGTTGAAAAAGCTGTAATTAAAAAAAGTAAAAAAGGAGTCAAATAATGGCTGATACAAGAGTCCTTCCCGTAAGTAGTGTCAAATATGGCTTAAAAGCTGAAACTGGTTCTGCTTTTGGGGTAGGTATAGATAGTAGTGGAGCAGATAGTACAAACTATTTAACGCAACCAGTTGTGCAAGCACAAAAACCAACATTTAATATTCTTAGAGAATCTAGATTGTTGAGTGGAAGGGGTAGCGTTAAAAATGCCGCAGATACAATAATAAACAAGCGAGGCGGTACAGTTACCATGCCTTTTGAAATGGTAGCAACACCAAGAACCCTAGCACAACACGTTTTATTAGTTGGGCAAGAAAACGGGCAGTCAGGTAGTATAGTTCACGAAATGGAGATAGATGGAGCTAGTAACTCAACATCTATGGGCGGAGCAATTTCTGGCGGTTTACCTCATAGCGTTAATCTTGCTTACTATCCAGCTGCAGGTGAAGGGATT